ATGGCAGCCATCAAGATCTATCGCGGAGACACATGGCAGCGCACCTGGGTCATCAAGGACAGCGCCGGCAACCCTGTCGACCTCACCGGCGCCGCCGCCAGGCTGCACGTGCGTGACGCCGCTGGCGCCAAGGTGATGGAAGCGTCCACCGCTGATGGGCGACTCACGCTTCAGCCAGCGGCCGGGCGCATAGACCTCGTGATGCCGGCTGCGGTCACTGAGGTGGCGCCTGCGAACTACCGCTTCGACATCGAGGTGACGTACCCAAGCGGCGTGCGCACCACCTATGAGCAGGCCACCCTCGTCGTGCTGGAGGACATGAGCCGTGACTGACGTCGTCGTCGTGCACGAGCCGTCCATCCTCGTGACGGTGGTCGAACAGCCGGTGACCGTGGGCGCCGGCCAGCCGGGCCTCGTCGGCCCGCCAGGGCCGATGCCGACGGACGCGCTGCGCGTCTCGCAGCGGCTGTCCGAGTTCGATACGCCAGAGGCCAAGGCCGCTGCGCGTATCAACCTCGAGCTGCAGTGGATCGACTGCGGCGAGTTCTGACCCATCACACCAAAGGAGCCCCAACATGCCACGCATCCAGATCAAACGCGGCCTCAAGGCCAACCTGCCGACGGGCTCGATGCTCGCCGGTGAGCAGTTCTACACGACCGACCGCTCCACGCTGCATGTGGCCACCGACGCCACGACGCGACAGCCGGTCGTTCCGCCTATCGACGACCTGGCCACCATGCCTGCCGTCGACGGCGCAGCAGACCTCGTGCTGATGCACGACGCCAGTGAGACGGCAGGCGTCAAGGAGAAGAAGATCACCTTCGACGCATTCAAGGCGGCGCTCAACATCCCTGCCGGCACCACGGACGAGAAGGTGGCCGTCGTCTCCGGCGGCACGGCAGGCTACATCTGGGGCACCGACGGCACCGACGGCGTGCTGCGCATGGGTCCGACGATGAGCTGGACCAAGGCCTCCGGCAACGGCTACGTCACACTCGACGTCGGCGTCATCGACTGCGGGACTTTCTGACGATGCCACGGCTGCAGATCAAGCGCGGTCAGTCCTACGACATCCAGTCTGCGGCAGACGACGGTCTCGTGTTGCCTGGCGAACTGTTCATCGCACTGGATCAGCACAGGCTCTGTTTCGCCACGTCGACGACCAGCGTAGAGCGGGTACCGAGGTTTGGAGAGGCGAGCTTCGACCACGCCGGGGCCATCGCCTGGCCCGTCCGGCAGTCGAGTCCTCGCATCATCGGAGACGCCGGAGGGACGGCGTTGACCACATTGGCGCTGACAGCGTCGCGTCAGTACTTCATCCCATTCGTCGTCCCGCGCACTCTGCAAATCCTTTCCCTCAGGCTGGCTGTCACGACGGCATCGGCGGGGTCTGCTTCCGTTGGCATCTATGAGAACACGAACGTCTCGGGGAACGACGCTCCGGGCGCTCTTCTGGCCTCTGCCACCGGCCTCAATGTCGGAACGACGGGCAACAAGGATGGTGCCCTGGTTCTGCCAGACTTGTGCCGTCCTGGAATCATCTACTGGGCAAGCTTCATCTGCTCATCGGCAGCGACGCTGCGCGCACTGGCGGTCGCATCGGTGCAGCCGTCTCTCGGGCGGGCGAACAACTCGACGAACGCCGTGACTTACCTGTACGCGGCTGGCTCAGGCTCGACGTTGCCGAATACGGCCCCCGCATCTCTGACCGAAGGCACCGGATCTTGTCCTGCGATCTACATGATCGCCCAGGTGCCAGAAGATTGACTGTGAACGCATGAAGAGGGACCTCAAGATCCTCTTCCTGCAGGGCAGATGGCGGTAACCGTCGACTTCGACGCCGACTTCGACGCGCAGGTGGCGCAGGCGCGCGCGCAGCGCGTGATGCTGCCTGAGGAGTTCTACCGCCTTCCTGCAGAGAAGCGCGCGCTGGCCTTTACCGCCTCGGGTCTCGCGCGGCTGGATCAGGTGCAGGCCGTGGCCGACGCGCTGGCGAGGTTCCAGGCCGATGGCGGCACGTTCGAGGACTTCCGGCGCTGGGCAGGCGGGCAGGACTGGCGCCTGCCGCGCCACCGGCTCGAGACCATCTACCGCAACGCCGTGCAGACGGCCTACATGGCCGGGCACTGGCGGCGCTTTGATGAGGCATCGGATGACCTGCCGTTCCTGATGTACGACGCCATCAACGACAGCCGCACCCGGCCTTCGCACCTGGCGATGGATGGCGTCATCAGGCCGGTGGGCGATCCGCTGTGGAAGCGCTGGACGCCGCCATGCGGCTTTCGCTGCAGATGCAGCTTGCGGTCGGTGTCGGCCCGCGAAGCCCAGCGCCGCGGCGGCGTGACGCAATCGATCCCCGCCGAGGCGGTGCCGGATGAAGGATGGGGCGGCGATCCGAGGCGGTGGGGTGAAAGGCTCAACAAGCTGCGCGATGAGAGGCTGTCCGTCTGCAAGCGGCAGAGCCTGGCCGGAAAGCGTCAAGCCCCGTCCGTCGGATGCGTGCCGCCGGCCTACGGCTGGCTGTCCGGCCTGAATGCGCAAGTCCGCAAGCCAAGGCTGGAGTCGCTGGATTTCTGGGGTGAGCGGCCAGGCTTGGCGCAAATCGGTGTGGTCCCGGTGGTCGAGATCACAGGCAACGAGTTCGGGGCCGGCCTCACCTACATGCAACTGGCGCGCGCTGCCGATGCGCGCTTGCGCGCGTTACAGGCTGAAAGCGGCCTGCCCAACGAGGATACGGGCTGGCTGCTCAGGATCAACAAGCACTCGCGCCAGAAAATGGGCGACAACGCCGATCAGAGCGCCGATGAGCTGCGCGCGTTGGCCGCTTTGGAGCAGCTGGCGCTGACGGCGGTCGTCGGCGAGCGGCACGCGGACGAGCGGCACCGCAACCCAGATGTTGTAGCCGTGCTCAGGATGTGGGCGGCGCTGATGATCGGTGACCGCCTGTTCCGTGTGCAGCTGACGGTCAAGGACTATGGCGATCCTCGCCTGTTACACGCCTTGGCGGCGGTGCAAATAGAAAGCGCCCCGCCGGGGATCTTGCCGTCCTACTCCGCCCCACAAGGGGTTCAGACAGCCCAGCCGACCACGGGGCGCTTCGTCAGTATACGTGAATTGCTGCTTGGCGCCAAGCTGCAGGACGGGCGCGACTACGCATTGCGCTGAGCTGCGGCAGCAAGCCAGATGCGCCGCGACGCGATCGCTGCCGACGAACCCGTTCACCCAGACGCGCCGCGACCCGCTCGCCACCATCGGCGAGCATGGAGTCACACAAGCGCCTGCACACCCTGACCTTTGCCGTCCGCCCTGCGGACCAGGACGGCGGCGCGCTGCGCTTCGAGGGCATCGCCTACTCCGGCGGCGTGGTGCCGGCCTACGGCTGGCACGGCGACGTGGTGATCGACCTGTCCGGCCTGCAGAACGCCGACGGCGATGAACTGCCTGTGCTGGTCGACCACCAGGCCAGCGTCGAGGCCATCGCCGGCAAGGGGCGCATCTTCCGCTTCCGCCAGCCTGACGGCGCAACCGGCCTGCGCATCGAGGGCGAGCTTATCGACGCCACCGACGCCGGCCGCCAGATCGCGGCGCTCTTGCGCTCGGACTTCCCGCTGCAGATGTCGGTGGGCATGAGCGCCAACTTCCGCGAGGTCTCGGAACCGCTCATGGTCAACGGCCGCGAGGTGCGCGTGGCGGGCGTTTTCGAGCAGCCGCGCGTGCGCGAGGTGTCGTTCGTGCCGGTAGGCGCGGACCCTGCCACGTCTGCTGCCGCGCTGCGCTTCGCGTTCGACCCCGTTTCTCAACCCAGCCCCGCAAAGGAGCAAGCCACCATGTCTCGCACTGCCGAAGACGAAGCCCTGATCGCAGGGCTGCAAGAGCAGGTCAAGAACCTGCAGGCGGAGCTCGAGCGCGTGCGCCAGGAGCGGCGCGCCGAGCAGCTGTCCGCCCTGTTCGATGAGATCGGCCGCGACGCGCCGCAGGGCGACGCGATCAAGCCGTATCTGGAGATGAGCGAATCAGCGTTTGCTGCCTTCGCCGTCGACCTGCGCGCCGTGGCCAAGGCCTCCCGTCCGCAGCCCAATCCGGCGCTGTTCTCGTCGCAGGCCATGAGCCGCGCCGCCGCCAAGCCCGAGCCGCAAGACCGCCTGCAGGCGCTGCTGGCCGCCGTCGAGCGCGTCAGCACCCGCGCCCAAACGCTGAACAACGTCTGAAAGGAGTGTGGCCATGCCGACCATGACCAAGACCATCGGGGCTTTTCTGAAATATGAGGCCCCGCACGGCTACAGCCGCGAGGATGTGACCGTCGCATCCGGCCAGAACCTTGTGCCCGGCCAGGTGGTGGGCCGCATCACCGCCAGCGGCAAGGTGGCTGCCTTCAACCCGGCCGCTTCCGACGGCACGCAAAACGCCATCGGCATCGCCTTCGACGCGGTGGACGCCACCGGCGGCGACAAGCCCGGCGTGATCGTCGCCCGCCACGCCATCGTGGTCGACCGCGACAGCCTGGTCTGGGCCGGCAGCCCGACCAACACCCAGAAAGATGCCGCCATCGCGCAACTGAAGGCGCTGGGCATCCTGGCCCGCAAGACCGTGTAAGCACACAGGCGCCGCTCAGGGAGATCACAACATGAACATCACCGACTTCACCATCGGCGAGCTGACTGTCGCCATCAACAAGATGCCGCGCCAGTGGGGCCGCATCGGCGAGCTGGGCATCTTCCGCAACCGTCCGCTGGCCACCCGCGACGTGGTCATCGAGGAGCGCTCCTCGGGTCTGGCGCTGCTGCCCGATCACGAGTGGGGCGGCGAGGGCACCAAGGCCAGCGCCTCGACCCGGCGCACGCTGTCGTTCCGCATCAAGCAGACGGTGCACGAGGACTTTGTGCACCCGATGGACGTGATGGGCATCCGCGCCTTCGGCCAGGAAGACGGCATGGCGACGATGCAGGACGAGATCGCCTACCGCCTGCAGCGCATGCGCGTCAAGCACGACCAGACGCTGGAGTGGAAGCGCTTCGGCGCCATCAAGGGCGTGGTCACCGACGGCGCGGGCACCGTGCTGTATGACCTCTACCAGCACTTCGGCGTGACGCAGGCGTCGGTGGACTTCGTGCTGGGCACCGGCACCACCAACATCCGCGCCAAGTGCGAGGCGCTGGTCAACCAGATCGAAGACAACCTGATGGGCGACACGATGACCGGCGTGCACGTGTTCGTCTCGCCGGAGTTCTGGGCCAAGCTCGTGGTGCACCCGGCCGTGGTGGACTACATCAAGAACACCCCGACGGCGCAGCAGTTCATGGCCTCGGCCATGAACCAGATCCAGGTCTACGGCGTGGTGTTCGAGCAATACCGCGCCAGCGTCAACGGCCAGCGCTTCATCGCCGCCAACGAAGGCCACGCGATCCCGGTGGGCACCACCGACCTGTTCGCCACCTACTTCGCCCCGGCGGACTTCAACGAGACCGTCAACACCGTGGCGCAGCCGATCTACGCCAAGGTCTGGGCGCAGGATGGCGACCGCGGCTACACGCTGCACACGCAGAGCAACAGCCTGCCGCTGTGCCACCAGCCGGCCGCGCTGGTCAAGGTCGTCACCAGCAACTGACAGGCCATGCGGCTGCTCATGCTGCAACAGGCCACGCTGGGCAGACAGGCGCTCAGCCCCGGAGTGCAGGTGGACCTCGACGATGTCGCCGCCGCGCCGCTGCTGGATGCGGGTGCGGCGCGGACGCTGGACAAGGCGCCGGCGGCCGTGACGTCCAACCCGGTGCTGGACGGCATGCTTGACGTGCCGCCCGCGCCTGCGCGCCGTCGCGTCAAGGCGCAGGCCTGACATGCCCATCCTTGGCCGCGCCCAGTTCGAGATGCGCCTGTCCGCGCAGGACATCGCGCAGCTCGCAGACCTTGACGGCAACGGGGCCGAGACAGCCGGCGCCGTCAGCGCCGCGCTGGCCGATGCGGAAGCCGAGGTGCTGGGCTACGTCATGTCGGTTGCCGCGCTGCCGCTTCCAGATCCTGCGCCGGAGCTGCTCAAGCGCCTGGTGTGTGACGTGGCCCGCTACAACCTCTACCAGCGTCACCTGCCGGAAGAACACCCGGTGACGGTGGCCTACCTGCGGGCCGTGGCCACGTTGCGCGACATTGCGTCTGGCCGCCTGCGCCTTGCGCTTGGCGGTGGCGATCAGGTCGGGTCCGTGGGCGTGGCCGCAGGGTGGGCCCCTGCGCGCGTCATGACGGATGCCGCCCTGCAGGGGATGGGGCCGTGATCCTCATCGAGTACGACGACCGGGACGTGCGGCAGGCGCTACAGCGGCTGGCCGCCCGTGCCGCATCCCTGCGTCCGGCCATGGCCGCCATCGCCCAGGCCGTCCGCTCCGACATCCTGGAGCGGTTCGACTCGTCCACGACGCCCGACGGACAGCGGTGGCGCCCGCTGACGGCTGCGGCGATCATCGGTCGCGCGCGCCGCAGCGCGCCGTCCGGCCTCAAGAAGCGCCGCGCTGCGACCCTGCGCACGTTCTCCACGGGGGCGAAGCCACTGCTGGACACCGGGCTGCTGCGCAACAGCGTGCGGGTCGCGTCCGTCACCGACAGCACCGCGACGGTATCGGCAGGTGGCGGCAAGCGCGACCGCATCGCTGCCATCCACAACTTCGGCGGTCTGGCCGGCCGCGGGCGCAAGACGCGCATCCCGGCGCGCCCGTTCATGGGCCTCTCGGCAGAGGGCCGCAGCGAGATCCTGGACATCATCCGCCGCCACATGGAGGCCCTGTGAGCCTGGCTGCCGTCGAGACTGCCATCGTCGACCGCCTGGCCACCACGGGCGTGAAAGCGCTGGCGGCGACGTCCGCCGACGATTTCGAAAAGGTCCGTGCGCCGGCGTTCGTCGTGGTCTTCGACGGGCTCGCCGTCAAGGACGGTGCGTCGGCGCGCGACGCCGCCGTGGCCGAGGCGGGCTGGCTGGTGGTGGCCGTCTCGCGCAATGCCATGCGCCCGCAGGATGGTGCTGCCGCCCGTCATGGCGCGCTGGACATGCTGCAGGACGCCTTTGGCGCGCTGGCCGGCTGGCAGCCGGCAGGTGCCATGCGCCCGCTGCGCTTTGCCGGCGCGCAAGGCGTGGATTTCGAGCCGCCAGCGGCGCTGCTGCCGCTGCGGTTCACGTGCGAAGTTCAACTCACGAAGGAGTAA